CTCTAGACCCACAATGGCTGATATTACTAACGAACAACCTGGTTTCTTTGAAGGCATAGCATCTGCATTAAAATTGGGTCAAGGAGCTCCTTTTCAAGAGCGTCGATTTGGTGGAGAGCAAAGAGGGCTAGCTGCCCTGCAACCACCTGTGCGAACTGGACCATCTTTAATGACACCAGTGCAGCCTCTACCAGGTGCTGTTCCAATAACAGGGCAACCGGTGACAGGACAGATATTAAATCAATATTTAGCTCTTGCTGGATTTACTCCACAAGAAATACAGGGTATGCCAGAAACATTTAGATTTTTAGGATAATGGCAATTTCAAGACAACAACTTAGTAAAACAACTGACAAAAAACAAAAGAAAGTCAGTAAAGTAATGCGTGAATTTAAAAAAGGTAAATTAAATATTGGAAAATCTAAGAAAAAGGTTAAGAATAGGAAGCAAGCCATAGCTATCGCACTTAACGAAGCTGGCATAAAACAGAAGAGGAGACGCAAATGATCCAATCAGCAAAAGAATGGTTAATGGAAAAGTGGGACAACACATCCAAGAAAACCAAAATTATCGGTGCAGTAGTCATCGTAATTATCATCTTAGGAATAACTCTATAATCACATGATACTTGACGTAGTCAAACTAGCAATCGGCGCTGGCACACACATAATGACAAATAGACAGAAGCGCAAAATGCTTGAGTCAGATGCTGCTATGTTGCATGCACAAAAAATGGCTAATGGTGAAGTCGAGTATCAAGCAACAGTGAGAGAGTCAAACGACAAGGGATGGAAAGACGAGTTCGTTTTGATCCTCATAAGTTTGCCGATTTTATTGTTGATATGGAGTGTGTTTAGCGATGACCCAAGCATACAAGAAAAAATTGATATATTTTTTGACAAGTTCGCCAACTTGCCATTCTGGTATCAGTCACTATTTATTGGGGTAGTGGCATCGATATATGGATTAAAAGGCGCAGATATATTTAAGAAAAAATGAACCTAGAAGCATTCGTTTATAAACTACAAAAACTTTTACGTGATGAAGTAGAAAGAAATGTCCAAGTGTTGGCCAGCGGAGGTGTTGACAACATGGAAAACTACAAATATATTACAGGAAAAATACATGCACTAGATGCAGTTTCACAGGAAATCTCTAACCTGCTAGAAGAAAAGGAGCAAAAAAACAATGTCAGAAGCATTACTAAAGAAGTATAAAAAAGAAAACAAAGAAGCAAAAGAAGTCCCCGAAAAAACTAATTTAGAAAAATTACCCAATCCTACGGGTTGGCGTATTTTAGTTATGCCTTTTAAGGTCAAAGAAAAAACAGAGGGCGGTATTATTATAGCACAAGAAACACTAGACCGAGCACGTGTTGCAACACAAGTTGGATACGTATTGAAGATGGGTGATCTTTGTTACAAAGACGAAGAGAAATTTCCAACAGGTCCATGGTGCAAAGAAAAAGATTGGGTGATCTTTGCAAGATATGCAGGGTCACGCATGGAAATCGAAGGTGGAGAAATAAGAATGTTAAACGATGACGAGATACTAGGGACAATAGATAATCCCGAAGATATCTTGCACGCAATGTAATCATAGGAGGATTAACTATGCAAGAAGACGACTTAAAAGTTGATGTCGGTGAGGCTGATGAACAAGAACAAGAGATTGATCTTGATGCTAAACCGGAAGAACAGGAAGAGCCAAAGGAAGAAATAAAAGTTGAAAAAGCTGAACCAGAGGCTGAAGAAAAACCTGAAGAAGAAAAAAAAGAACAAAAAGAAGAACTGAATGAGTATTCAGAAGGTGTTCAAAAAAGAATAGCTAAACTAACTCGTAAGATGCGAGAGGCTGAAAGACAGAAAGAAGAGGCAATCAACTATGCCAAAACTGTTTATGAGTCAGCTAATAAAATTAAGCAGAGATACGAAACCCTTGATCAAAACTACAACAAAGAGTTTGAGGATAGGATTAAGTCAAGCATGCAAAACGCACAAGTTAAGCTGAGAGATGCCATAACGGCGGGTGATGTAGAGGCACAAGTAGCCGCTCAAACTGAACTTGCAGGGCTAGCGACAGAGTCAGCTAGACTTGGAAAGATACAAGAAGTTAGAAAAAATGCAGCTGAGGTGACAAATGCAGAGCCAGTTGGCGAGACTCCAGCTACTAGATCAGAGACTACAGCGCCGGCACCAGACCCTAGAGCTGATGCTTGGGCAGCTAAAAACCCTTGGTTTGGCACTGATAATGCAATGACTTACACTGCTTTTGAGATACACAAGAAACTTGTTGAAGGAGAGGGATTTGACCCGACATCGGAAGAATATTATTCTGAGGTCGATAAAAGAATAAGACTTGAATTCCCACACAAATTTGATAAGAATAGTGTAACTACTGAACAGAAAGAACCTGTTCAAAATGTAGCAAGTGCAAAACGTCCGGCCGCAAAGGGACGCAGAAAAACTGTGAGACTCACACCATCACAGATAGCAATTTCTAAAAAACTAGGTGTGCCACTTGAAGAATATGCGAAACAACTAATCGCGAAGGAGGAATAGGCATATGGAAAATGAAAAAATAAAAACTTCCCGCGCGAGTGCAGCTAGGGTTAAACAAGAAAAACCCAAAGTTTGGACTCCTCCATCATCACTGGACGCACCACCTGCGCCAGACGGATATAGACACAGATGGATACGCGCTGAGAGCATGGGTCAAGACGACACTAAAAACATGTCCGGCAAAATAAGATCAGGGTGGGAGCTCGTAAGAGCAGACGAATATCCTGATTCAACTTATCCAACTATGGCAGACGGAAAATACGCAGGGGTAATCGGGGTTGGTGGCCTATTGCTGGCTAGGATACCTGAAGAGCTCGCAAAGTCTCGTGAAGCTTACTTTCAACAAGTAACGCAAGATCGAAACGACGCTTTAGATAACGATGTCTTGAAGGAACAGCACCCAAGTATGCCGATCAATCAAGAGAGGCAGACTCGTGTAACTTTTGGTGGTACAAAGAAAGACTAATTTTTTAGTAATTCCTACCCACTGCTAACAATAAACCTTTAAGGAGGATAACACTATGGCTAATGTAGATAGCCCTTTTGGTCTAAGACCTATTGGTAACACTGTTGGTAGCTCTGACTTTCAAATGACGGAATATCTTATTCCGGACAACGAAGGCACTTCAATCTTTCAGGGAGATCCTGTAGAGATTGACGATAACAATGCTGGATTTATCGCTGTTCAAGAAGCAACGACAAATGTAGACAACATTGGTGTCTTTAATGGATGTTTGATTGACAGCGACCCTTCAACAGGGAAGCCTAAATTCTCTAACTTCTATTCTCAAACGAATATTACGCAGGGAAAAATTAGAGGTTTTGTATTTGACAACCCGTATCAAAGATTCTTGATACAAGGTGACTCAGCTACAAACTCTGCACAAACAGACGTTGGTAAA